TTAACAGGTTCCATACAGATACCAGAACAGACACCACGATTACAGGACTCTGGACGGCCTGTAAGAGCACGTTTCCCACAGCCTGCCAGCTTGTCATGTCTTCCCAGTTGAAGCCCAGACAGGCCAGCATGGGCAGAAAAATGGACGCTGCCAGGTTGAACCAGAACACAGGGTTTTTAAACCGTACCTTCCAGTTGATTTTCATTTCAGTTCCTCCCTTAACTCGTCGATTCGGTGATGGGCGCTTTTCGCGCTGTCCTCCACCTTATACATTCTTTCAATCAGGTTATTGTGCTTAGCCACTTTTTCTTCGAGCTTTTGAATCCGGTAGGTGGTCAGCCGGCTGGAAACTAAAACGCCTCCCAGGCTCCCCACGATGGTTCCCAGCAGAGAAATGACGGAGATGATGATTTCTGTTGACATCAGCTCCACCTCCTTACTCGATTACAATCTGAAGCTTTCCGATGGCGTTTCCGAAAGCGCCCGCGTAGCCGTCCTGGCCGTTTCCGGTTTCATTGTCATACTGCCAGGGATAATAGCTTCCGCCCACAGGAGCGACCCGGTATTTGGCTTTCTTATACGGCCTGATGCTGTCCGGGGTGTAATAATACACTTCAACAGCGTCAATCTCCAAACCGTTTCCCGCGTAGCCGTTTACAGCGTCGTTGATGTTGCAGCCGGTCACATAGGGAAGCCAATTGCCGCCCTTAATATGTACCCGGTACTTTACGGAACCAGCGGAAACACGAACAGCGACATCAGTGACGGCTCCGGTAAATCCCGCGTAATCCTCAAGGTTTTTCACCTCGGGAAGCCAGCCGTCCGCCTTGGTTCTTACCCGGTAGTATACATCTACCGTTTTTGCCGGCTCGGGCGCGGGAGCTGGAGTGGGTTTATCAAAACCATTAAGGCCCTTCTCCTTGATGGCCTTAGGATAACCCTGATAGCACTCATTCATATCCACGCCGCCCTGGATTCCGGGAACGCTGCCGGAGCTGGTGTACTGCCACATGCCATATTGGCCGGAATACTGGCACTCAGTAAAATACTGGGCAGCCCAGATATCATAGGGAAGCTGGTCAGGATAGAACTTGCCGTCCAGCCAGCTGAGGGAGGCATAAACGCCCACATAATACCCAGCCTTTTCAACCTCAGAGCAGAAAGCTTTAATTACATTGGTCAACGCCTGCCGGGAAAGCGTGCCCATCGTCCCATTGTCCTCTACGTCGTAATAGACGGGATATTCGAATTGCTTGCCCTTGATGGTGTCCAGGAAGAACTTAGCCTCCTGGCGCGCCTCAGCTTCGGAAACCGCATAGCCGTAGTGGTAAGCGCCTACTGGGATCCCGGCGGCTTTGGCTCCCTTGTAATTGTTTTCAAACTGATTGTCCACCTGAGAAGGATCCGGAGAACCGAAAGAGGAACGGAGAATGGCGAATTTTACATCGCTGTTTTTTACTTGGTTCCAATCGATTTTCCCCTGCCAGGTAGATACGTCAATGCCAATGATTTTCATTTTGCTTCCTCCTTGTTTTCTAAAGCGGATAAACGCCGCTCTAAATTCTCAATTTGCTTTTGCTGCTTCTGCACCATGCAGATTAAAGGGGAGATAAATTCGCTGTAACGCAAAGCGTATACATATTCGCCCTCTACGGTTCGGGTTTTCAACTCTTTCCGTGTTACAGTTTTTTCCTCTCCGGTTTCCTCATCTGTGACAACTTCGGGGACGTCCTCGTAATAATCCTCTGTTTTTGGGGTCTTGATGAATCCGGCGAAATCCAAATCCGACATTCCGATTTGTGGAAGGAGCTCCTCGATATCCTGGGAGATCAAGCCCCAGTGGGTTCTGCCGCTGGTGCCGTCGTTGAATTTAAAGGTGCTGGGTTTCAATCCCATAATGAGCTTTTCAGCCTGTTCCGGATCAATATCGGCAATCGTATTCTTCTCGTTTCGGTCAGAGGTGTTTATGGAACCTGTTTTGGAATAAACAACCGCCCACCTGTGAGAACCGTTTCCTAAATTAAGCAATCCGTCGCCCGCTTCCCTGAATACGCCTCCCTGTAAAACAACGCCGACAGCGGCATTAGTGTCTACACCTAATTGCAATACTGAACCGTTTCCATAAATCTGCGGAAGTTTGCTGGAGCTGTATCCGTGCTGCGCGCTGATCGTTGCGTTGATATTGTCGGTCAAAACCTTGTGCCAGGGATTCCAGCTCTGCTCATCTCCGTTCCTGGTTCGATAGGCCAGCCAATTGCTCCCGTTATACTGGCCTAAAAGCTGCAAGCGGTATTTGTTATCAGTCATACCGGAAACTGTGAGATATACACCGTTAAGATCAGCGCCGTCACTTGAGTCATTGTAACAAAAGCCAAATCCATTTATGATATCGTTCAGAGTAGGGGTGCCCTCGGATTCTTTCAGCTTATTGTATTCCTGCCGCAGATAATTCGTTAAAGCGATATTATCTGTTGTGGCTAAAACCCTTTGATTGGCTGGATAAGGAGGCGTGTTATATTTAAAACCCGGGGTAAAATACAGGGTGCCGTTTGAAGCCCAAATAACATCATAGGCATCTGGATCATCTTTTCTTTGAAAGCCCCACCCCTCGCTTGCGCTTCCCGCTGGGTCGGCAGTCAAGATACGATTTACATTAACGATATTAGAATTTTGGCAGTCTAATGCGTATTTTTCGTCCGCTGGTCCGCTGCCGCCGTACTGATTGGCCTTCAGCTTTAATGCTCCCTGCATTTCTCCGCCGGTAATTGGTAAGGCCCCCACATCAGAGGCAGACGGCATTTGAGCCAGCTTGCCGGAGCTGTTTAGGGTTGCAAGGCCGTTAGGCTGCCCTTTGCTTGCTTCCAACGCGTCCAGATCGGCTTGGAGAGAAGCCACGTCAATGTCCTTTAACTGGTTATAGATTTCTTCCGCGTTTTCCCCCTGGGTTTTAGCGTAGTCGCCTTGGGTTTTCGCATAGGCCGCCTGCGTTTGGGCCGCCTGTGCCTGTGAATTTGCGGATTCCGCTGCTGAAGTTGCGGCGTCGGCTGCGGTATTAGCAGACTGTGCCGCAGTATTTGCCGCCTGAGCCGCCGTGTTCGCTGACTGAGCTGCCTCATTGGCCTTGTCTGCGGCTTCACTGGCGATTCCTGTGGCGTTGTTCGCTTCGTTGAGAGCTTCCGCCAGCCTGGAAAATTCGTCTGTGCTCTCGATCGCGCCGTCATAATTGCTCTTGATAATGCGCAGAGGGGGAAGGGTTACCTTTAAGGTATGGTTGTCTGTGTCAATGATTTGAAGCTCGCACAGCTTGGTAAGGCCGGATACCGCCATCATTTGAAGGGTGAGGGTTACGGTCGCCTGGTTTCCTTCCACCTCGCAGGAATTATAGATCACGGTATTGTCTGGCTTCTGGATATAGACGGATACTGTTTTCCCGGTTAAGTCAAGAGGGGCGCCGTTATCATAGAGATAAATTCTTAACTCTCTGCCGTCCGCTTCCTCCTGAATCACCCGGATTTCTCCAAGGGGCTGCTGCCATGTGCTGTCAATCTCTATTTCTTTGTAGACCATAACTTACCTCCCTAAATATGTAATTGTTTGACCACCAATTGTGACTGTTTTCCATACAGCCGCTTGCCCATTTATAAAAATATTATCTCCCCTAATCTGTAGTGAATCAGCTTCCAGTACGCTTCTATCGTCCGATGAAATCCAGGCGAAAGCTTCATCTTTAAGGAGAAATTCGTCTGAAGCGACGTATCTTTTTTTGTCACTTGAGATCCAAGCAAAAGAAGCGCTATCGTCTCCAGTGCCGTTATAATCAGGATAGTGGAGACGATAGGCTCCTGATTTTATGACGGTTTCGCTGCCTACAGAGCTGAAGAAGCTGCCACGATGTTTCCCATCATAATAAAAGGTTATACCAGCGGGATCGATTACAATCTTTCCAGTTTTTCCATCAGCCCAAATCCATTCGCTTGTATAAGTGCCTGTTAAATTGCAGTCGCCCGTATCAAGATTAATGGTGCATTTCCCATTTATGCTTGAAAGCGTTCCGGATTTTATGATATCTGCGATTAGAGTTCCTACTAAGATCATGCTGGCGTTGATTTTCCCGTCCATCGTGATGGCGATATCGTCATAAGGACCATTGAAGCCGCTGTGGGAATGGCCGAAGCCGCCTTCTGTCATTCTCCAGACATTAACAGCGGTTTCGGTGTTGTCTGTGTCCATGATTGCCCAGCCGTTAGGTTTTCCGGTTTCCGGATCCTTTGTTTCAATATAGTGGCCCCCCAGAAGTCCAGTGATCAGTTCTGTGGCCACATCAATCGCTGCCTGTCTGATCTGATTAAAGGTCGAGGTAGGCTTTTCCATTTGGGTCTGAATGGATTTCACGGAATTTTGAATACTGGGAGCCACAGTAGACAAAGTAACTTCATTTTTTTCCGGATATTTGGGATAGCGCTTGATTCCGGCAACAGTGTGGGTAATCCGCCGATTCCGCCTGCGGTCCAAAAGAACTACATTCTGGTAAAGCTCGAATTCCAGAAACGAATAAATATTGTTGTTTTTTCCTTCCTGATTCTCTCTTGCCCTTGCCAGGTCCATGACGCCGCAGGTATAAGATTGCTGCGGAACCGCCATACTCTTCAAGCGCTTTTTTGCGTCAGCCAGCAGGTTTTCCGCTATTGTGTACCGCTCGTCTTTCCAGTAAACGGATATGACTTTATCGCTGTAGGAGAAATCCTCCACATAATCCTTCCCGCCGTTAATATCGGCAAAGGTTAAGCTGTCTTTTCCTTTCGCATACAGCCTGGTAGCGAAACCGCTGCTCTTACCCTTGAAGTTAACGCTTTTCAAATTCAGCTCGTCCGTGAGGAATACCCCGGAAATTTCCTCGCTGTCTGGGTTGTAGATATGTACCAATCGGGAATTGTTGTCAAAACGAAACACTACATTGTAGATATCCGGGCAGGCGTCGATAACGTCTAATGGTGTAGCGGCTTCCAGTTCGATCGTGCGGCGCTGATTAAAATAGGCGTGATCTTGGACGGTCCAGCCGTCTGGCAGCGTCTTGGATATGGTGTTGACCACAGTATCGCTGCTGTTTGTGTAATTCAGGAACATATCCTTTGAGAGCTCGTCAAGGTCAAGTTCAGCCTTGATGTTTACGGTGGTTTGTCCCTCGTCGATGGCCTTGATAAGGTATCTTTGTTTTGTCTCTGTGTCGATCAGCGGGGTTTCCTCAAAAAGATATTGATAGTCGGGGTGATCCAGAGGGAGAGTGAATCCCGCGGCGTCCTTGCCGCCGTATACCTCTTGGATATAATAGTCATCAAAGTTCAGAGGGATTTGCTCCCCGTTGTTTGAAATAGTAAGCATAGCCCACTCCTTACGCATAAGACGGATAGTATTGGACGGTGACCGGGTCAATACATGAAATAGTATTATCACCCGGTACCAGATACGGAAAATCTATGATATTGCACCGCTGAGCCGCCGGACCCCCGTTGATTAGAACTCGCTTTGTGATACCGTCAATAACAATCTGATCGCCTTGGTGAACATTGGTAAAGGTGATCCCAGCTACCACATATTTTTCAGCATCAGCAGACGGAGAAGCGGAAAGGATACAATCCATTTTTGGCAGCGTGCCCTGAGCCTGAAAGCTGCCGTTTGAAACAGCTTTGACCATCTTGTCGTGCTGAATCCCCAGAAAGACATAAGAGCAGGACAGAATAGACGGCGTAATCTGCTGGGGCACACCGATAGATTGGAGAATAGAGGTGTAATAAAACCCATCGGGAAGATAAAGCTCTACCTTGCCGCTGAGACATAAAGCGTCAAGAGCCGAAAGGTTTCTTTTGGTTTCCCGCGGGGAACTGCCGTATAAATCAAAAGGGAGCGTGATAGTTTTTAGCCCGATCCTGCTCCCTAAGGAAATAAAGGCGTTTCCGTCCTGAGGCTTATAATAATCGGCGGTTACGGCAGAGCCGGAAACAGTATAATTTGCCCTCAGCTTCCCGCCGAATTGACTGAGGGGAATGCGGTTA